AGCAAAATGTTTCATTAGATTTTGAGATCTACAACACTGTAAAATACAACAAGCTCACACATACAAAAACAAATGTTCTGCGAGATGCATTAAATAAGTATCCATTTATTCATTTTATTGATTGCGATGTGGTTTGCTTAAAAGAACCTACAGCAGAGCATTATGTTCGTTATGTGAATTATGATATTGTATTCCAATATGATTGGACATTTCGGAATAATGTACCAGTAAAGTACTTTGGAATATGGCAATGCACTGGGAATATGACGCTTCGCAGAAGTCACGGAACATTTAGTCTGTTGAATAAGCTTGAACAAGAGCAACATAGAAGCAATAATAGAAATGACCAACAGTGTCTTTTGAACATGTTTAATCTGTCGCGGATATCTGACATCCGAAATTTTAGATCTACAAAGTTGTTCGTATATCCCCCAGAAGAATACACAAATGGTGCCTGGAAAGGAGACACATCAAGAACATATTTTTTTCATGCAAATCATGTCGTTGGTAAAGAAGCTAAGATTAACCTTCTAAAAGGTTTAAATCAATGGCTTATTTAGTAGATAATGTTTGAGTTTGTAGATCATGTTGTGTACATAAATCTATCAAATCGCACAGATAGAAGAATGAGCATTGAGACTGAATTATCAAAGTATTTTTCTGTTTCGAAGATTTCCAGATTTGATGCTATACGAGATGAGAAAGGTATTGTAGGTTGTGGTAAGAGCCATGCAGGAGCTGTTAGACTTGCCGTTCAGCGAGGATGGAAAAACTGTCTTATAGTTGAGGATGATGCTGTATGGTCAAATTTTGAGAAAGGATATCCATTGCTTGAGAAGCTTGTTCAACAACCATATGATGTCATAGGACTTGGCACAACATTTACAAGATATAATCCCGAAACATACAAGTTATACTGTTGTTGTGCTGCAACAGGATGTTTGATTTCAGGACATTATTACCAGACATATCTGGATAATCTAGAAGAAGGACTAGAAAAGCTAATAGAAACTGGAATTACGCAAAGATATGCAAATGATGTATATTGGAGAAAGCTACAAGCAAAAGATAACTGGTATTGCGTTATGCCAGCATTAATGGTTCAGAAGGAAGGATATTCAGACATTGAAAAAAAGAACGTAAATTATGATCAGTATTTTAACACAAAATTAATGTGTAAGATTTAATTAATATGCTACGCGGTCTTCTTCTAGAATATACAGGAACACTACTAATTGCAGCATCTTTAGTGTTTACACATGCCAGTCCAGTTATTGTTGGCCTGGCATATATGTCTGCTTTATTTATTGCCGATGGACACTCAGATGGTTTATTTACACCTGTTGGTATTGTAACTCAATATCTACTGGGGCGTATAACACTGACAAACTCATTGAAACTGTTATGTGCACAAATAGCTGCTGGTGCATCTGCTGTGCTGATATATACATCACGCAAGATATAAGATTTATACGTAGTCATCATATAACTAAAAAATGAGCACGCTATACATCTACACAGAGAATGTCATGCTTCGTACCATGCTGGTTAACATGGCAAATAATCGACGCAGCACTGATTCTGGATTTGATATTCCTATGTTGGGTGAGGTTGTGAATCAGAATAAAGTGCTTCATACATTTGATCTAGGCATTAAGGTTGCTGCTACATACAAGAATCAGACAGTTCCGTCTCTTCTTGTGCCTCGTTCATCAATTTCCTCAACTCCATTTCGTCTGGCAAATTCTATTGGAGTAATTGACATGGGCTATCGTGGAGAAGTGAAAGCAAAGGTAGATGTGCTTGATATTGTTAATAATTTTGTTGTTACTCGGGAAAGTCGTCTTTTCCAAATCTGCCAGGGTAATTTTATGCCGTGGGATAATGTTGTAATTGTTGACAATGAGAATGAGCTTCCTAAAGCTCCTGATAATCGTGGAGAGGGAGGATTTGGGTCTACTGGTAACTAACATATCAATACCAAATGTTTGTAGTTACAAGTTTACCACAAATTCATGACCAAAATAAAGTATATAAATTTACATTTTTTGATAAATACATGTTATCTGAGTGTTCAGATGGATGTAGAAACATACTTCATAACCCTCACCCTCACTACTCTCCTCCTGTTCAAAGCAGGATAGATAAAACAGAGTCTGTTTTGGCCGAGCAGATTATGTTCCCGGGCACTACTTGGTATCGGTTTCCTGTTGGAACGTTTGATAAGATTATAGAAAACGTATACAATTTTAAAGGCGGGGACTTGATTGATTTGTTAAACTAGGGGATAGATCATAATTAAAGAAATAGTATCATGAATAATAGCTCCCCAATAAGCAACATATATGCTTGTTTTCAGACCAAAAACCATAAATAAAATCAGAACAATAGAACGAAGGAAAGTGTTCAGAATGGCATTCGCCGTCGGGAACAGCCAGAACATTTGTTATTCAGAAATGGATTTAGTTTTATGCGTGTAATATTTTACACAAATGTGGAAAGATATTATAGGTTTTGAAGGAAGATATCAGATTAGCGAAGACGGGCATATTCAAAATACAGCAAATAATATATTGCTGACTCCAGGGCTGGATTGCGACGGGTATATGCAAATAGGGATACGTAAAGCTGGAAATCGTAAGAAGTTTTGGTTTAAGATTCACAGATTAGTTGCTACAGCATTTCTAGGAAAGAATGATGAATTTCAAGTTGATCATATTGATCGTAATAAGCTAAACAACCATTACACCAATCTTCGCTGGACAACATGTCAGGAAAACTGTGACAATCGCAAAGAAAGTGCTTGGAAAACAAATAGCACAACTGGTGAGCTTTATATAACAAAATATGTCAATGGGTTTATGTTACGAATTAACAAACATAATCTAAAGCATCGCTCCTGGCACAAAACATTAGAAAGTGCCATAAACAAGCGCAATTCACTAAAAAAGTCGACCTCGTAGAATTTACGAAAAATAAATTTTCTTGCTGTAGATCATAAACAACAATGGGCGGTAAATAAACTGCTGCCAAGAGTAGTGTCTAAATACACTGCTAGTCCGATGTTATTCAGGGCAACACCGTCAAATTGCGGGAAACTCCTGTGAAGTCACAGCTACCGTCCTATCCCCGAAAGGGCATATTCGGACACCCCAGGGAAACTTGGTGGGTATGGTAATAATGCTGTTGAATAGGGATAATCCGCAGCCAAGTCCGTCGCGCAAGCACGGATGCAGTTCAGAGACTAAATGTCGGTGGGCGAAAGCTTAAAATATAGTCCGTCCGCTTCGAAAGAAGTTTAGCAAGAGAAAATAGTGCGTGTTAACATCCACGTATTATGGAGAGCTTGTTTTTGGAGTAGTTTGTTGGAATAACTACTCCAGGATTTTTGGGTTTAATGCAACTTGTAAGCTACGGCGCTCAGGATATCTATATTTCTGGTAATCCCCAGATCACCTTCTGGAAGATCCTTTACAAGCGTCACACTAACTTCGCCATGGAGTCCATTGAGGTGACGTTCAACGGCCAGGCTGACTTCAACAAGCGTGTAACTGCAGTGATTAATCGTAATGCTGACTTGATGTACAAGACGTATGTGCAGGTTGTTCTGCCCCAGGTATCTCTAGAAGATGGAGGTAGCGGAACCTACGCTGGTGCGCAGCTCAATGCTTTCCGCTGGGTAAGCTACATTGGTCACCGTCTGATCAAGCAGGTTGAGGTTGAGATTGGTGGTCAGCGTATTGACCGTCAGTATGGTGACTGGATGCAGATCTGGACCCAGCTGTCCACTGAGGCTGGTTCTACCAAGGCTCTAGACTCTCTGATCGGTAACACCCACGACCTTGTGCTGCTGAAGAAGTCTGGCGGTAAGGCTCTAGATGCGACTTGCTCTGCAAACGAGACGACTCTATCTTGCGTGCCCCGTGCTGGTTGCCCTGCTAAGACTCTATACATTCCTCTACAGTTCTGGTTCTGCCGCAATCCTGGTGTAGCAATTCCTCTGATTGCTCTTCAGTATCACGAGGTGCGTATCAACGTGGACTTTGAGACTTGGGAAAACTGCACGTATGCTGAGGTTGGAACTACTCCTAGACGCCCTGATGCTCTATCTCTAGCTGCTGCATCTCTATACATTGACTACGTATACCTAGACACGGAGGAGCGTCGTCGTTTTGCCCAGCAGAGCCACGAGTATCTGATTGAGCAGGTGCAGTTCACTGGTGCAGAGTCTATTACTTCTTCTTCCAACAAGATCCAGCTGAACTTTAACCACCCTGTAAAGGAACTCATGTGGGTTGTGCAGCGTGATTCCTTTGTGGACTGCTCTTTCCAGCCCTGGATTGTTACGGTAGGTGGCCAGCAGCCTTTCAACTACTCCGATGACTTCAGCACGGAGGGTATTATCATGTCTCTCCTCTCTCAGGGTACTACTTCTACTGGTGCTCAGGGCACTGTGAATCTGGGTGGTACTAATATTAACTATCAGACTGGTGTTGGTTCCACCATCTACCCTGGACAGGTAACTTTTGGCACTGATGATGTCAACACCAACAACAATGCAGATGGCCAGGATGCTGATTTCGATAACGGTGTAAACTACCTGCTTGCCAAGGTAATTCTGGATTCTGGTGTGCGTTGCGAGGGCAAGAACCCTGTTGAGGTGTGCAAGCTGCAGCTCAACGGCCAGGACCGCTTTACGGAGCGTGAGGGTTCCTACTTCGACCGTGTGCAGCCTTACCAGCACCACTGCCGCACGCCTTCCACGGGTATTAACGTGTACAGCTTTGCTCTACGCCCTGAGGAGCACCAGCCTTCTGGCACGTGCAACTTCTCCCGTATCGACAAGGCTACTCTGCAGCTAACTGTGTCTCTGAACACCGTGACTGGCTTCCGCACTGCCCAGGTGCGCGTGTATGCTCTGAACTACAACGTGCTGCGTGTGATGTCTGGTATGGGTGGTCTAGCATACAGCAACTAAAAACGGAACTTTACAAATCCATATCTTTCGAGTAAAAAATGGGAGCCGTCTGCAGCAAGCCTCAGTATATATACGACATTACCAGTCTTGATCTCAACAACACAACGTTTTGTGTGTTGCGTTCAAGTGGTGAATGGGAGTCTGGACACGTTCTAGTGTCTGGCACGACTCTGGGCAGAACAGTGGAAGACGGCGATGATGAATACCCAAGGGAAAGCCTGAGAGGAAAGCCCCTAGCGGCAAACGGAATCTTCAACAGCGCGTCTCACGCACTGTTGGGAGCATACTGGTGTCTTCTTTTGACGAACGACACAGTGCCCGACAAGCCAGTAAAAGGCTGGAGAAAGGTTACAGAGATTCGCCCAGACGGTATGTCCGAAGAGGATGCCGAAGAGTGGCGAGTCAACCTCATCAATGAGCTGACCAAACTTGAGAAAGAACGATACCCATAGCAGATTTTCTGCAATTTTTAGACAAAATTTGTGATCAACTGATCTTAAATTTTGGTTATTATACTCCATCATCATCACGCGTCTTAAAGAAATCAAACATTGCTTTATTAAGTCTTGGTTGTGTTAATTCGTATACACCATAATTATTTACAGCAAGAACATCTTCAATATTTGCAATGCCTTTGAATGCATCATATCTTGAAATGTACTGTCTGCTTGGTATTGGTCCATGATAGAGATGATATAAATTTCCATTCAAGCAAGTATAGTTTATTTGCTTATAAAGCGCCAACCAGCTTGCATAAGAATTTTTATATATAATAGTTTCCCGGTCATCTAAGTTTATTTGATAGTCTAAAAGACCATACGCAAAAAGAGTATCGCCTGACCCAATAACTGCTTTGTCGAAGTATCCACGTTCTCTGTATTGGTTTCTTCTAAATGCCCAGCCAAACCCAGGATGAACAGCCTGAGGCTGACCATTCCAAAAACGCTTAGATCTGTCAGCT